AGGGAACCCGAGACGGCAAAACCTGGATGATCGCCGTCTTCAAGCTGCACCTCACCGAGCACACCTGGCCGGTGTGCGAGTTCGTGATCCAGGCCGAATGGTACGCGGACGAATCGGCGGAGGCGACCCGATGAGCGACCACGCCGATCTGATCGAGTACCTCAATACGGCCGACCTCGGGCCGGTCGCCTCGGTCGACATCATCGACGCGAGCGGTGTCGAAGTGCACCGCATCGTGCTGGCCGACTCGGACCGCCTCGGCGCGACCGCGCGCCGGTGGGTCGTCTTCCTCGACCTGATCGACGCCACCGCAGGGCGCCGCCGCGCCCGCGACAAGGGCGTGCACCTGAACCTGCGCGGTTTCCTTCCCGGTCGCGGCCCGGTGGTTTTCGTCGTCATCCCGTTCACCGCCCCGCGGCAGGTCGCGCTGATCGACGAGCTGATCGAGCGGCAGGACCTCGACGACCTGACGGCTCGGCTCTCCGAACTCGACATGGCCGACCGCCGCGCGGCCCACATCGCGGCGAACCCCACCACCGAGATCGAGGAGAAATGACCACCGCCACCATGCGCAACCCCGTCATCCCCGAGCCGGAGGGATGGAACATCGTCCAGGGCGCCACGCACCGGATGCTGTCAGTCACTCTCGACGACGCGCACGTCGTCTACGCCTACGACACGGCCAGCATCGCCCTTTCGTTGGTTGACCGCTCGGAGCGGTTGTACGCCGGCGATCTGAACAAGGCGATCCGCACGCAGACCATTCCCGGCCGCGTCGTGTTCCGGGTTCCCGAGATCGATTGTGGCGGCGTGCTGAGCGAGTACTTCCCACCGGTCGTGACCGGTACGGCCGCCGAGGTTTCCCTTGTCTTGCAGGCGATCCCGCATTTCTACGCGTGCCTGCGCGAGCCCGAGGAGCGCAAGACGCTGCGGTCGGCCTACCGCTGGCTGGCCAAGCACGCGGCCGGAGGCGAGGAGAAGTGAGCCGTGTAGCGGGCTGCACCGAGTGCGGCACATATCCGTGCGACGACCACGACACCACCGACGTCGACGACCGAAACGAAAGCGAGGAGAGCTGATGGGGCTGCGGGCGAAGCCGTCGCCGACCGTTTCGGGGCCGGCGACGGCGGCTGCCGGGTTACGCGTCGTTCTCGGCGGCGGGCGAACCGTCCTCAACGTGGAGGGGACGTTTGGGGAGCTTCGCGCCGGGCTCGCGGTTGAACCAACGGATGAAGGCGTGGACCAATCGTGAACGGTCGCTTTCGACTGCTGTCGCGAACTTTTCAAACGTATCCCATGTGTTCTGCGGGATTCCTCTTACGCAGCGTTGCTTTTCCTTGTGTTGGTTGGCCATATGTGCAGCGTAGTGGGTGGCTTGCCACCCGTCGAGGGGAGTGCAATACTGGGGTGGTAAGCCACCCATCTATCAGGGAGAACCCGATGGACGCCTTCACCACCGTGACCGGCACCCGCTGGATCTACGGCATTGAGGAGACCGTGACCGGCTTCCCGATCCGCCAGGGCCTGACCACCAGCACCATCGCGTTCGTCACCTTGCTCACCGAGGCCGGCTCCCTGGTCCGTGAGGTGCAGGTCCCGGCCGGGGACATGGACGGTGTCCGAGTCCGCGACCTCTCGCGGGCGAGCGACGACATGTTGTGGCGGATCGCCGAGCACTTCACGGGCGACGGTCGCGGTGCCCGCGCTTTGGCGGAGTTGACGATGCGGGCGCGCGACATCAAGGAGCAGGCGGAGCGGGAGCGCAGCTACCGCATCGAGCGGTCCCGCCGCGACGCGGCCCGGCTGATCGCCGCCTGAAACGCAAGGAAGCGAGGAGACGTGAGCGTCCGGAAGCAGCGCAAGGCGGCGAAGAAGAAGGCGGCCCAGGAGATGAGGAACGCCACGACCGCCGAGGAGTGGCTGGCGGCGAGTGACCGCTACATCGACGCCCAACACATCGGACGAGGAAGCGAGGAGAAGTGAGCAGGAAGACCAGTCCGAAGGCGGACATCGACATTCAGGTCGACGGCACCGAACAGATCGTCGTCCGGATGCACGCGCCCGACCGTGGGGTATGGCGGGAGTCGTTCCAGGGGAAGTGGGTCGACAAGAGCATCGGTGGCTGGTGCGACGAAAACCAGAGTGCGCTGGTTTGGCGAGTCGGGATCACCGCAAGCGGTCGCTCGGTCGCCTACCGCGGGCTGACCGACCACGAGGAATCCCGGCGTCGGCAGGGGGTCTCGGAAGCCAACACCGAGAGTCTGCTGCTGGTTTTCGACACTGCGGAGGAATTCGCTGCCGGCGTCGTGAACGCCGGATTCCCGGACAGCTGTGTGAAGTGGGCGCTCTCCAAGCTGGAGAGCGCCGTCATTCGTCACCACCCCACGTGGTGATCACCAAGTAAAGAAGGCGGGCCCCGGCCGCGATCCGGAGCCACTGATTCCCGAAGGAGAGCAGATGAGCACGAACATCGAAACCGAGTACCCGGCGCTCGCCGTCGGCGACAAGCTGAAGTTTGCCGAGGAGAAGCAGCGCTACACCGTCCGTTCCGTCAGCAAGGACGGACGCTGGGCGATCTGCACCAAGCCGTTCAACGCTTGCAACACCGTGCTCTACACGATTCTCGACCTCGCTGAAGGTGAGCGCGGCGTCGACAACATGGTCTTCAGCCTCGGCTACGAGGACCAGGAGTCGATCGACGAGAACATGCGACGACTCGAAGCCGGCGAGATGGAGCTTTCTCTTCGCCACCGGCCGATCGACCTTCGCATCGAGTTCGACAAGTCCTTGATCGCCTCAACCGCCAACTGACCAGGCGGCCCCGGACGGTGCTGGAACACCGCTCCCCGGGGCCTTGATCCACTGCGAAGGAGTGGACCCAATGGGAGACCGTACCCATCGCCCGCCGAAACTGGCGCGAAGCGGCGACCGGCTCAGCCGCGCCGCTGCCGACTTGTTACAGCTGCTGGACTCCAGCGGCACCACCGAGAACCTGCCGCCCGCCGACCGGCGCCGTGTCGCCGACATCCGCGACCTCGTCGAGGACGGGGGTGAGCGGTGATGAGGAAGCTTCGGACTTGGCTGATCGGGCTGCTCGTCCCGGCGCCGCGCTACAACGTCGACGAAGCCCACGCGGACCCGGGCATCGAAGAGTTCGCCGTGTGGCTCGCTTACCTCGACCACGAAATTCCCTCTTACGGCGACGACGAGCTCGGCTACTGGCGCGACATTGCCGACCGCGCGGCAGCCGCCGGATTCCTCCGCTACGCCGGGCCGGACGCCGAGGGCGGTGGCCGATGATGTCCTCGACCGTCCGCGCGCTCGCGCTGTTCGGCGCACTCCACGCCGCCTGGTCCGATGTCCACCCGTTCTGCGATCAGATCGTGCAGAACAGCGACGACGCCGCGGGCAAGGGCGAACCCGGCTGGACCGGGCGGAAGGCGTGCGCCAAGCACGTCACCACCTACACGGCCGTCCAGACGATCGCCGCTCTCGGCGTGACCCGGGCGCTCGGCTACCGGCTGCCGGTCCGGGCGCTCGCCGCCGGGATGACCGTCAACGCGGTCACGCACTACGTGATCGACCGGCGCGAACCCTTCAAGGCGTTCCTGCGTTCGAAGCGGATCGGCAAGGGCGGCTACCTCGACCACGCCACCGTGCAGCGGCGTCCTGGCGTGGTCGAGGAGAGCGGCCCCGGTACCGCGCTGATGGAGATGGACCAGGCCGCGCACCGCGCGATCGGTGTGCTGGCCTCGCTGCTCACCACCGCCATCGCGGTGCGGACGGGAGGTGAGCGGTGATGCGCAACCCCTTCGGAACCAAGGTCATCCGGTCCACCACGCTCCCCGACAAGCGCTGCTGCGGATGCGGCAAGGCTGTCCGCTCACACGGCGGCACCGGTATCTACCACTGCTCCAAGCCCGCCTGCGTGCGCAAGGCAGCTCGTCACATGGGCGGTGCGTGATGGCCGACAACGTGATGGTCGAACTCGGCCGCCTGCACCTGCACCGGCCGCGCCCGGACACCCCGCCCGCCGAGGTCGCCGCATGGCACCTGGAGCACGCCGCCACGCTGGACCACCTCGGCCGGACCGCCGACGCGGCCAAGGCCCGCGCGCAGGCCGCGAAGTTGGGCGGTGCGTCGTGACCATGAACGACCAGCCGTGGATCGAGGCGAAACGCGACTCGGCGTGCCCGTACTCGTGCGGCCAGACCCAGTGCGGCCACTGGGAATGGGTCGGTGTCGCGGCACGGTGGCGCGCCGACCAGGACCCGACCCGCAACCCCGGGCAGAACGGGGGCCAGTGATGTTCTTCGACGCTCTCGAACGCCGCGGCACGCTCGCGTTGCTGAAGTTCACCGGCGCGCTCGTGCTGTTCGTGCTGCTGCACCTCGCGCGGCTGCCGCTCGTGCTCGCCGCCCGGGTGCTGGAGGTCGCGCTGCGCCGGCTCGACCGGTACGCCACCGACCACGCCAGACGCGCCCCGACGGGACCGATCAACCACTTCTACCCCGCCACGAACAGGGAGGAGATCCATGTCCACGCCTGAGCCGCGCGTCCCCGCGCCCGAGGTCACCACCACCCCGGCGCCGAACAGCGGCCAGCTCACCACCCGACCCAAGACGGCCGGCCCGACCCGTACCGAGTGGGCGGTCGCCTGGGTCGGCAACCACCTGGCTGAGCTGTCTGGGCTCGCGCTCGCTTCGACCTTGATGTTCACGGTGTCCGACTGGTTCGCCGTGCTCACCGGCGTGCTGGCCGCGCTGTGGCTCGTGCACGAGTGGCGGGCCCGGCGTGGCGACAACGACAAGGAGACAGGCTCGTGAGCTGGTATGAGGAGCGCCGCGCCGACCAGCGGCTCAAGGCCGACCTGGCGATGCAGGAGCAGGACCGGCGGCACGAACGGAAGCGCCAGGACCGGGAAGACCGCCGCAAGCAGGCCGAGGACCGGCGCAACGACCGCCGCAACCGGCGCAAGCAACGCCTCGAGCGGATCCAGGAATGGGCCGGTGAGCATGCCGTCGACCTGCTCATTTACCCGCTCGCGCTCGTGTCCGCTGTGCTCGCCATCCCCGCGATGGCCGCATACGGGCACGCCACCTACGGCGATGCCACCGGCTACGTGCTGCCGGCGCTCTCCGAGCTGGGCATGTGGTGCTTCGCCGTGGCGGTGCAGATCGTGCGGTCCAGCTACCCGGAGCGGCCGGTGTGGGCGCTACAGCTCGGGGTGTGGCTGTTCGCTGGTGTCGCGGCTGTGCTCAATGCGCTGCACGGCGCTGAGAAGGGACCGGACACTGCGGCCGTGATGGGCGTCGCCTCGGTCGCCGGGGTCGTCGCGCATCAACTGATCGTGGCCGGGCGGCGGCGCACGGCAGAGGAACGGGCAGAGGCTCGGCACCACCGGTCGACCCGAATGAAGGTCAATCGGGTCCGTCGGCAGGCGCTACGCGCGGCGGTCGGAGAGGTCGATCCAGACGGCGCGGTGCGGCTCGTGTACGTGCCCGGTCGCTACACGCTCAAGCGCCTGAATCGAGGGCTCGATCGCGCGGTCGTTCCGGGTATGCCGGTCGATCCGGAGGTGACCGATTGGGATGCCGCACTCGCCGATCTGGTCGCCGCTGACGCCACCGCCCGCCCGGTCGAGAAAACCGGGATCGAGGACGGATCGACTTCCCTCGATTCTGGGTCGATCGCAACCCTCGATCCGTCGTCTGACCAGCAGGAATCCGAGGATCGGCGCAAGCCATTCTTTCGGCGCTCGCTCGCCCAGCTGGTGACCGAGTTCGACGCTGCGATCGACGAGGGTCGACTCGACCCGACGGTTGTCGAGTCCATCCGCAAGACCCTCAAGTGCTCGCCGAAGTACGCCCGGAAGCTCCGCGACTACTACGCCGCCACGAAGCGTGGGAAGGGCGGTCGGAAGTGACCACGATCGACCCCGATCGAGGCGAACTCGCCGAGGTTCGACACCTCCCGGTGGCGCGCGCTGACGGCGACCTGGAGCCCGCTGGGGAGGTGCTGGATGGTGAGCTGGAGACACCGGATCAGTACCGCGCTTGGCAGACCGAAGCCGCACGCCGGCAACGCCGTACCGCGGGGTATGTCGACACCGGCCGCGCCGTCGTGCGGGTCACCCGCACCGTCGCCACCCACGACCACACCAGGGCCACCGGGCGGGCGCTCGTCCGGCACGGCTCCTACGTGCTCGGCGGTGTGGGCGTGGTCGCCAAGCGGGCGAAAGACCGGCGCACCGGCGACCGCTACGAGCGGATCATGGACAAGCTCGAAGCCGCCAACGACTTCGAGCGTCTTGACCAGTGGGAATGCAAGGCCGAGCAGGCAAAACAGCGTCGGCACGAGCGCCGTATCGACTGGCTCAAGGCACCGGAGCGGCTGGCGAAAGCAGCAGCGATCGGCATTGGGACGATCGCTGCGCTGCTGCTGGTGCTCGGATTCATCCTGGCCGTGGCCAGCAAAGACGCTGGCATGATCCTCGCGCCCATCGCCAGCGTCATCCGCGTGATCAGCTGGACATTCTGGCTGGTCACGGCCTACTTCACGTTCCTCGTCGGCGGCATCACCGCACTCGGCCTGCTCTACCTGCACCGGGTCGGGAAGAAGGCTGACAAGGCGCCGGAGTGGACGATGCCCCAGGCGCGGCGCGTCAGCAGCGAGGGTGCCCTCGTGACTCCGCCGGCTGTCGTGAACGCCTTCCGCCACCTCGGCATCTCTGACCTGCGGAAATCCATCCAAGCGATGGAGGATGGCGGCGCTGGGATGCTCTCCTCGATCACGCTGGCTGGGTGTGGTGTCGAGGTAGACGTACTGCTGCCGCGCGGGGTTGACACCGGCGAGATCCAGAAGCGGCGCAAGAAGCTGGCCGAGAACCTCGACCGGCACGAGCACGAGCTGTTCATCACGATCCCGAAGCAGGCCCGCACCGTGCGGCTGTGGGTCGCCGACCCGGGCGCACTGGACGAGCCGATCGAGGCATCTCCGCTGGTCACGAACCCGCCGCAGCGGGTCAGCATGTTCCGCGACCGGGCTCCGCTGGGCCAGAACCTGCGCGGTGACGGCATCGCGCTGGACCTGTGGCAGAAGCACGTCCTGTTCACTGGCAACTCGAACATGGGCAAGACGGCCGCGCTGCGTTCGCTGGCTCTGTGGTTGCTGTTCGACCCGACCGTCGAGTTCCGGATGGCCGACCTCAAGGGCATCGGCGACTGGAAGATGTTCCGCGACATCGCCACCACCTACATTGCGGGCCCGACCGAAGATCACGCCATCGAAGCCACGCACATGCTCGAAGAGGCCGTCCGCGAGATGGAAAAGCGGCTCATGAACTTCGACGAGGACAAGTACCCGGACGGCGTCCCGGAGGGCCTGCCTGGCTACCACCCTCTCGTGCTGATCGTGGACGAGGCGCAGAACGCCTACATGAATCCGATGGCAGACGAACTGAAGCGCCCGTACGGCGGAAAGTCGAACAAGTCCAGGTACTTCATGGCCGTTCGGAAGATCCACAACCAAGGCCGGGCAGTCAACGTGGTGCTGTGGGAAGGCACCCAGGACCCGACCGACCAGAACCTTCCGAAGCTGGCCAGGGAGGGCGCCCATATTCGGGCCGCGCTGCGGGTGGGCTCGAAGGAGCAGTCCCGCATGGGGCTCGGTGACGCCGCAGTCAACGACGGAGCCGCTCCGCACGAACTCCAGGCCGAACACAAGGGAACGCTGGTCATCACCGGTCCAGGGGTGCCCTGCCAGCAGGGCCAGGTCAGCGAGATCGTGCGGACGCATTTCGTCAACGGCACCGACGGCACGACGGTCGCTGACCAGGCAAAACAGCTTCGTACTGGTCAGCAGGAGGCGTCCGAGGAAGACCGGGAAGAACGGGACCACCTGGCCGATATTGCGCGGGTGATCAGCGAGAGTCAGAAGCCGCGGGTCGGCACCACGGAGGTGTTGCAGCGCCTGGTCGTTCTGGACGAGGCCGGGTACCGGCCGTGGACGCATGAGCAGTTGACGGCGTTCCTCAAGCCGCTGAACGCGGCCCCGTACAAGAGCGGCGGCGTGATGGTCATCAGCGCCGCCCGCGTCCAGGAGGCGCTTACGGATCGTGACGAAAACGAGCCTTCCGAGGGCGATGGGGACGACTTCGAGGACTGAGGGAGTCGCGAAAAAGCGAGGGAGTTCTCCCTCGCCGGGTCCCTCAGCGTCCCTCCCCAACTTGATCAGCGGAAACGAGCCGTGAGGGAGGCGAGGGAGCCGGACCCGGTAGACCAGCTCCCGGCCCCGAAACGCAGGTCACGGCGGGAGGCGGTGAAGTCCCTCCCTCAGCGAGAACGACCAACGAGCGATTCACCAGCGAAGTAACCAAAAGTGATCAACAAGAGGAGAACATGATGGGAAAGCGCATCCACGGATACGCCGATGGCGAGCGAGTACGGGACCGGCGCGACGGCTCGACCGGCCGCGTCCGGCACCTCACTCTGACCGAGGAGGAGCGGGCCTCGGGCGAGTGCGCCGAGGCCGAGATCGTGTGGGACGGGCTCGCCGTCCAGGACGAACTGGGGCTCGCCCTGCCGCACATCGAGCGAGTGAAGGGCGGCCGGTGATGGCGGACGTCGACATGCTGCACGACTCGGACGGCGACGTGCTCGCGTCCCTGAATTGCGGGAACTGTGGTCTCCTGCTCGGGGCAACGGGTAATGGCCCGTGCAACACCTGGATCCGCATCTCGGCGCGCTGCAAATGCGGAACCACCACGATCGGCGAGGCACATCCCAACTGCCCCACCGAGTGCGGCAAGGGCGGCCGCTGATGGCCCGCCGCAACCCGGACGACCGCCTGCAGCAGCGCATCGCCTGGCACGAACTCGGGCACGCCCTCGCGTGGGACCGGCTACTCGGCCGCGTGAAGGAAGTGGTCCACACCGGCAGCGAGGGCTGGTGCAGCGTCCGGTGGCCCCTCCGGGAAGAGGACTGGCGCGCCTACGCCATCGGCCTGATGGCCGGGATCGAGGGCGAAAAGCTGTGGGAAAAGCACCACGGCGGGCTGTGGGGCAACAGCAGCCACTGGGCGCACGACATCGCGCGGTTTACCGACGTCACCGACGGCCAACGCTTCTCGCAGAGCCAGGCGCGCTCCGAGGCGAGGCGAATCATCCGGTCACACCGGGCCTGGTTCGAGCAAACGGCACCCAAGCTCATCACCGCTGGTCGCCTCACCGGCAGCCAGATCTGACTTGCAACCAGCAAGAACCGAGAGAGAGGAACGAACCATGGCACGACACATCAAGTGGGTCTCGGTGACCCGCGGCGAGCCGACCGCTCCGAAGAAAGCGGCCCCGCCGAAGAAGAACACCGCGCCGCCCACGACCGAGAAGGCCAAGGCGAAGCCGGGTGCGCACAACTGCTTCGACCGCTACAACGTCAACGGCGACGAGCGCACCTGCGCCCACCCCGGCTGCGGAAAGCGGATCTGATGGCAACCGAGATCACCGGCGCGCACCTGACCGCCGACCTGGTGCTGTTCGCTAGGAAAGAGGGCAAACTGCACGTCGCGCTCGTCCAGCGCGACCAGGACAGCGATGCCTTCGGCGGCTGGTGGGCATTGCCTGGCGGTTACCTCGATGATGGCGAGACCTTCGAACAGGCAGCCCGACGCGAACTCCGCGAGGAAACCGGACTGACCAGCCCGGACGTGCTGCGACGGGTCGACATCTACGACCGACCCGACCGTGACCCGCGTGGCCGCGTCATCTCGGTGGCCTTCACCGCGGTCCTGGACGACATGCCCGAACCGAAACATGGGGATGACGCCAGGGATGCCCGCTGGTGGCCGATCGTGGACGTGCCGGAACTCGCGTTCGACCACAAGACGATCTTGGGCGACGTGCTCCGCGACGTCCTCCAGCACGACTGACCAAACACGATAGGAGATAAAGACGATGGGATTTTTCGGAGGACCGAGCAAGAAGGAACGGCGGGAGCTTGCCACACGGCTGGAAGCGCACGCCGAGCGGGAAACTGCCGACGCGAAAAAGCTCAAGGCTGATGCGGCGAAAGTCCGTCAGGCCGACAGGAACGCCCTGTACCCCGACCCGGCCGCGACCAGGGCAATCACTCGTTACCTTGAGGCGAACCGGCGAATCGCCGAGCTGAACGCAGAGGAGCTTCGGCAGGCGGCCAACGAGATGAAGCGGTCGTCGAAGAGGTGGTTCTAGCCCTCGGCCCACTCGATCCGAAGCCCCCGACTACGGCCGGGGGCTTCCGCTTTCCGCAGGCCACTGCCACTCTGGTCCACACCACACGCGAATGGGGACGCACATGGAAATCGATCATGACCGGCTCAACCACACCGCCCAGCACCCGGGAGCCGTAGACCGGCCGACCCTCGATGCCCTCGCCGCCGTCCTCGCCGGGACCAGGCGGCTTGAGGACGTCGTCGGCGCCCGGAGCGTGTACGGCCCGGCCCGCTCCCACCTCGCCCACATGGCCACGCTCGCCGACGAGGCACGCGGGCCGCTCCGGCGCGACACCATCGACCTCGCCGGCCAGTGGGCCTCCTACGTCGGGTGGCTGCACATGGCGGCCGGGCGCCACAACAAGGCGGCCGGTTGTTTCTCGGTGGCGTTGGAGTGGGCGGAGGACGCCGGGGACGACGACCTGGAGGCCACGATCTGGTCGTGGCGCGGGCATCTCGCGTGGACGCTCGGCCACACCGGGCCGACGATCGGTCTGTCGCGGCGGGCGCAGCGGTACCGGGATGTCTACGCCGGCCAGCTCGCCTACGACTGTCTGCAGGAGGCTCGCGCGCACGCGGTCGAGGGCGCCGAGTACATGGTCGACCGGCTCGTCGACGAGTCCCACGACCTCGCCGAGCAGGCTGTGGCGACCCTGGACGGCGCGCCGGCGTGGCACTACTACCGCGGCACCGAGTTCTGGGATCTGGAGCGCGGCCGCGCACTGTCCCGCCTGCCGAGCCGGGCCGAGCAGGCCGTCACCTACCTGCAGGCCGGGCTCGATGCGCTGCCCGACGGGCACGGCGAGAGTGAGTGGGTGCTGGACTACCGGCGCGACCTGGAGCATGCGCAGGCACTCTGCGGGTAGACCGGCCCGACAACAGCCCCCGACCTGCGCCGGGGGCTATTTTTTTGCCACGAACGTGCCGCGGCCCAGTGTCACGGTTACCAGGCCTTCCTCGCGCAACTCCACGACGGCACGGTGCACGGTCACGCGGGCCACGCCGTAGATCTCGGCGAGCTCCGGCTCTGACGGCAGTTTCCCGCGCAGCCCGCCGGACTCGATGTCGGCGCGCAGGTCCTCCGCGACCTGCCGCCACAGCAGCTCGCCGCTCTCGTGGTCGATTCGACCGGACCTGTCTTCCCACGCCATGTGATCACGCTAGACACCTTGTGACCTGCGAATACCCGTCACGACATCTCATGTTGTCCCGAGCTGTCCTATGCTGTCCCATACCCGTCACGGCGACAGCAAAGGGCTGATCATGGGCAAAGCGGTCACATCTCAAGGCGCCATGGTGCTCGCCCGGCCGCGCCGCGGCACCGTTGGCGAAACCCGCCGCGTCGCGCACCTCTTCCGGGCGGTCAGCCAGGACTCCGACGCGGTCACCGCGCTGTGCGGCGCCTCGTTCAGCTCCCGGACCCTCGAACTCCTCGACGGCCCCACCGGAATGCCGTGCACAGCCTGCCTCGCGCGCTGCCCCAGCTGAGCACGGCAAAAAGCGGCCCCCGCACCCGGATCACCGGGGCGGGGGCCGTGTGCTGTAACGGCTGCTCGACGTGCGGCGACCACCTGCTCATGACCGATCAGTTCGAATCGCACAGCTCGATCAGATGGAAGACGATGGAACGGCTCAACAGCGCCGCCGCGGAGGGCGCGGAGGCTTACCGCGAGCAGGTGGCCGAAGAGACCCTGCGGCAGGTCATGTCGCTGCGCACCATGGTCCTGGTCTGGACCGTGATCGGCATGGTCTGGATTGTCGCAACGATGGTCCTCGGCATCATCATCACGGTCAACGTCGTCGATGCTGCTCACCAGGCGAGTTGCATGCCTTCGATCTACCGCGAATGCTGACGCGCTCCTGAACACAGAGAAAAGCCCCCGCGTCCAGCCCGCCGGGGAACGGGACGGGGGACGCGGGGGCTTTCGACCGCCGGGCGAAGCGGCCGTCTGGGTGGATCGGTCAGGCGCTCGCCGGACCGGTCGGCGGGGCCGGGGGCTGGGCGGGCGGTGCCTGCACGGGCGCCGGTGACGGGGCCACGGGAGCCGCTGGGGTGTCCACGACGCGCGGGGTGTGCCGGGCCAGCCAGCCCGCGGCGAAGGTCAGACCACCGGTGACGACGGTGTCGATCGCGGCCTGTCCCCACTCCGGCACGGCACCGCGGAACACGTAGGCGCCGAGCAGGGACAGGACCAGACCGGTGATGGCGGCCGCGGTGCTGGCGGCCTTGACCTTGGTCTCGACCTGGTTGAGCAGGTCACCCTCGATGACCTGGAGCTCGTGCTTGAAGTTGGTCATGGTGGGTCCTTTCAGGCGGCGAAGAGGTTGGATTCGACCGGGCACGAGTACTCGAACACTGCGACGACCACGTCGTCGGCGACGGCGATCGGACCGGGCCGGTCCTTGTCGAACACGGTGAGATTCGGGTAGCCGGGCTGACCGACGGGGCCGTAGTCGGGGCTCGGCCCGGTCGGGGTGCGCTTCACGTAGGTGACGCTGTGGACGGTGACCTTGTACGGGTTGTCCCGGGCGTCCTGTCCGCCCACGTGCCACCAGATCGAATGCGGGCGACCGGCCATCTCGACCGTGGTCCAGACGTGGTCTCCAGCCTTCTGACGTGCCATGTTCAGTCCTCCAAAACAGCGATCGGGGTAGCGGTGGACGGGGTCGTGGTGTGCGCCTGGGTGGGCAGGTCGTTGTACGGGATCGCGCCGCGGTTGAGGTCGACGGCGCCGACCACGCCGGGCACGTGGCCGGCTTCGGACCACTGCCAGGTGTCGTAGGACACGGTCGGGTTCGCGCCGTAGCGCGCCGCCCAGATCAGGGTTTCGGGCACCGCGGCGAGCACGGGCCCTCTGATCGCGCTGAGCATGGCGTTGTTGCCGTACAGCGCGGGCCGGTGGCCTCGAGCTCGGATCCGCTCGAGGAACGCGATAGCGAACGCGACCGCCGCGGCGCCCGGGGTGAACGGGGCCTCGAGGTCCAGCGCCGGGGCGAGGTCGAGCAGGCCCGCGGCGGTCGCTCGAGCGAGGAGCCGGTCTGCCTGCTCCACGGGGTCGCCGGGCTCGGCGTAGTGATACGCGCCCATCGCCACACCGGCAGCGCGGCCGGCGAAACCATAGCCGTCGTCGGGCCGGTCCTCGGTTCCGTCGGAGACCTTGACGTAGCAGAACGCGTACCCGGCGCGGCGAACCGCCTGCCAGTCTGTGACCTGCTGGTATGCGGTGAAAACGTCGATGCCGTCGGGCATCAGGATCCTCCAGATCTGCGTCGAGCGACCTGCGGCAGGATCGCCTGGCTGCTGCTCTTCGTGCCGCCCTCGGGTGGCTGCACGGTGCACTCGTACTGTGGGCTGGCCGGGTCGAAATTGGGCGCACGGCTACACGTCTCCGTGCTGCCGTCCGGGTAGGTGGTGGTCCAGCCCGACGGCGGTTGACCCGGCTCGCCCGCGGCGCCCGCCGGGCCGGGCGGTCCCGCTGGCCCCTGGGGTCCTGCGGGTCCGGCTGGGCCCGCTTCGCCTGTGGGTCCCGCGGGCCCGGTTTCGCCGTCCTGGCCGTTCACGCCGTCTTTCCCGTCTGCTCCAGGCGCACCAGGCGGCCCGGTAGGTCCAGCTGGTCCCGTCACCCCAGGCGCGCCGGCAGGTCCGGGTGGACCCATCGGGCCGGTAGCGCCGTTCTGGCCAGGTAGGCCTTGCGGTCCCTGCGGGCCGGGCGCGGCGGGTTGGACCACTGGGGTGCCACCGAGGGAACGCACCTGCTGGGCAAGCTGCTGGGCCTGTGCCGCGGTCGTGTTTCCGTCGGCGCGGAGCTGGTCAATCTGCTGATGCTGGGCCCACCACAGCAGCGCCAGGCCGAGCACGCCCACGACGACGGCGACCCCGGCGGCGTAGATCAGGACATGCGAGCGGCGGGCCTCGCGGGCGGCGGGCTGCACGATGGCACGCTCGATCGGGTCAGTCATCCGCCCTCCCGCTTGCGGCGTAGTTCAGCGACGAGTTCACCGATCGCGTCTTGCAGGTCGTCGTCATCGTCGTCGGGCGCGTCGAGGACCTTCTGGAGCGCGGCGCGTGCTGCGGTTTCCCGCTCGCGGGGCGATCCGCGGGTGATGGCCCAGATCGACACGACAGTTCCCGATAGGGCGGTGATGATCGAGGCGATACCGGGGAGCAGCTGCGCCAAGTCACTCACGGTCACCTCGTATCTGGGGTAGGTGGCGGGGATGTCCCTGATTCACGGGGTGACCTGGATCAGTGCAGGATCGGCTGGACAACGTCTCCGCCCTCGCCGAGCAGGACGTCCAGATCGGTCCAGGACATGCCGAAGTAGCCGTCCCGGCCCCACCCGGTGCCCCACGAGTTGGGGCCCCACACCATCTGGTTTTCGACGTCGAGGCGGGTGAGTTCGTATTCGTGGCCGCCGGCGAGCCCGGAGCGCTCGTCGACGGTGACCACACCGTCCCGGTCCGGCTCGAACATGGACTGGAACCAGGCACTTCCGACGGCGATAGGGCCCGCGGCGAGCAGGCGCAGCGCGGTATGCAGCGAGCGGGTGTGGCGCCATCCGGCGATGAGGCCGCGCTTCTCGAGCGCGGTCATGGCCCACGGGCCGGAGGATCCGGTGTCGTCGTTGGGCCATTCACCGGGGATCTGGGTGTCGTCGAGCTGTGTTTCCTCGTGGTAGAGGCGAACCGCGTCGTCCTCGGTGAACGCCCAGCCGGCGCGGTGGAATGGTGCGGTCATCAGGCAGCCGAGGGCGGCATTCGCGGTGCAGTTGCCGAGCGCGGTCACGCTGGGGTCGCCGCCGAGTTCGCTGATCACCGCGGGGTTGCAGTGGTCCTGGTCGAACGGTGCGCACACACGCTGGTGGTCGACGCTGGCCAGCGGACGCCGCGCCAGGGTGCGCGGGGTGACCTCCCGATCGGGGGTGAGCGCATCGTGGATCCGGTGGCGGCCGAGCCGGTGCGGGTTGTCGGGGTGTTCGCGCAGGTAGCGGAAGGTCATGGTTCCTCGCATGAGAAAGCCCCAACCGGGGCGGCTGGGGCTGGACGGATACGGAAAGGGTCGTGCGGGTGTCAGGTCTGGGCGGCGACATAGCCGGACACCGTGGGCCACAGCGCGGTGATCGCCGCGTCGAGGTCCGCGTCGGCACAGGTGGTGTCGAGCTGGTTGTAGGCGGCGAGCATCCAGGCGTACACGGTGACGTAGTGGTCGGCGTTGCCGATGATCGAGTTCGACAACCCGATGTAGTAGGCCTTCTGGTTCGCATCGGTAAAGGCGCCGGAGCCGATGCGGACGCACGCCGCGAGCAGCGCTGCACGTACCCGGTCGTTGAAGCCGGCGTCCTGCGCGGTGGTGGCCGCGGTGGCGTAGCTCGGTGCTGGAGTGGTCATCGTTGGTTACCTCGTTCCCATCCAGATCAGGGTCACTTCGGTCGGCACGTTGAGCGTGGAGGAGTTGAGCGTGCAGGTCCCCGAACCCCAGTGGCCCCAATACAAAATGTCGCCTTTTCGCAGGTAGCGGGGGCGCAACCCCCAGCAGGTAACGCCGTCACCGCCCTGGTTGGTGGTGTTTCGGGCATCGCGCACCAGCGAGGCGTTGAGATCCACTGCGTTCTTGGCCATGTACGCCACGCACGTTGCCCCGGACGGAACGCTGGCGAATTGGCCGCCCACGCCGACCAGGTAGCGGCCGTCGCGGGGCACCGTCATGTAGGAGTAGGTGCCCGATACCGCAGAGGAGGTGAAGCAGCCGTCGGGGTCATCACCAGCCGCTGGTGACCAGTTTCCTTGCGCCCAGGTGTTGGCGCCTGCTCCGAGTGGCACGTTGACGGTGAGCCGGACGGTGCAGATCGGGGTGTAGGGCACCGGTACCGGTCCGGTGCGGGTCAGTTCGGCGACCTGTCGTTGCAGGCGCGCGACCTCGGCCGCCAGATCGGGTTGCATGCGTGGGCGGCCGTCGGGGATCGCGGGGTAGGTCATGTCACCGCCCCCAGCACCTGGAGTGTGAGCGCCGCGGTCCACAGGTCGGAGCCGGAGCCTGTGCCGATGATTCGGACCCCGTATTGGCCGTCATCTTCGAGCGGGTGGCCATTCAGGGTGAACACCGCGGTGTCGCCGGGGAGGACCTGGTCCATCGGCGGGGAACCGGTGCGCTGACCACCGGCCGAGCGGCCGTCCATGCGCACGACGGCGCTCGATGTCTGGATCGGGTATTGGTTGGTGGTTGTGTCCTGCACCGCGTAGGACCGCAGGACTGAGATGTCCGTCTCGGACATGTGTGTGGTGTCCACGGTTTGCAGCCATGGCCACCCGGCCAGGGACCACGGTGGGGAGACCGAGACGGAGTCCGCCCACGCCAGGCTGCCGCCGCTGGTGCTACGGGAGTCCTGGCCTTTCGTGATGGTGCGCCACGTCATGTCGACGCCGTCCCTGCTCGGCAGGTAGGTCTGGGCGGCTTTGCCGTAGTCCCAGGCGTGCGGGAACCCAAGCTGGCCAAGCCGCGGTTCGCCGATGCGCATGCGCCACACGAAGGCCGACTCCGACGAGTCGGTGAACTCGGGGCTGAACTCGAGTTCGGGGCCGCCGTCCATCTGGATGATGTCGGTCAGGCGCTGGCCGGTGTAGGCGAAGTCGGTGGCGTAGTAGGTGATCGTGGCGGTGCCGGTGGTGACGTCGGGCAGCACGATCGGCAACCAGAACTGCGGGTATGGGTTGCCGATGGTGGCCATCTCGACGAGGCGTCGCGCTACCGATCCCCAGGACAGGTTCTGGTTGGCCGGGTCCGAGGAGGTGGAGGAGAACACCATGTCGGCGGCCGGGTTGGTGACGTCGCCGCCCACCGAGATCAGGCCCGGCGTGCTGTAGACCAGTCGCTTGGCGGACAGGGCGTCCCACAGCGTGGTGGTGAGCAGGTCCGCGGTCGTCAGGTCATCCGACGGCGACACCTTGACCAGCATGCCGGCTTGCAGGATCTGGTGGCCGTAGCACCACAGCACGGTCCACCGCCACGGCTCCCGCAGGTACTGCCGGGTGTCGGGGTCCAGGCGGGGCCACAGCGGGATCGTGGGCCGCAGCGTGCCGGAGATGTTGATTCCGCGGGACCACTGAGGGGTCCCTGTCCATGGCAGGTCCGCCACGACCTGACCTGTGGTGGTGTTGGCCAGGGCGAGCCGGAACTGAGGCTGGCGGGGAGGCCTGGTCGCGGTGGTGCGCGACACCACGGCCGGCGGCGCGCTGCTGGTGGGCGTGGGGCTGCCGTCGCTGAGCAGTACGGCGACGACGCGGGAGAACCCGGTGGTCGCCTGATGCGCGGTGGGGGCGTCGCCCGCGCCGACCCATGTTTTGTAGGCGACGACGTTGTTGTCGTTGGAGATCTCGAACGTCCAGCCCGCATCGGCGCCGGCTTCGCCGGTGTTGTCGAGGACCGCGTAGCCCCAGTACAGCTCGGCGGGACCGGCCGGGGTCAGCGGCGGGAACGGCACATCGACCGCGTCGGCGTTGAGTTGCAGGGTGGCGGTGTCGCGCTGCCAGCTCGCCGCGGGGCCGCGACTGCTCGTGAACTGGCTGGCGACGGCTTCGACCATGACCCCGGACACGTCGCCGTCGAACCCGAGTGTCACGGTGGCCGGCCCGGTCGAGGTGGCCACGCCGAGCCACAGGTCGTAGAGGATCGGCACGTCGTCGATCACCGGCCCGTACAGGCGCGTCCAGGTGCAGTTGCCACCCATGATCTGTGTGGACGAGATCGAGTCGGACAGCACGTCCACGGCAAGGATGATCGAGTTGCCGACAGCGTTCGGGGTGACCGTGAGGCTGGACAGGCCGTTTCCGGATGCGGATACCAGGGTGCCGACCGGGGTAATCGCCACGCGAACCTCCGATCAGGCCGGGATGATCTGGTATGTGATCTTGTTGCGCACGTCGGCGCGCCACGTCGCCGAACCGGAGCCGATCGGGTCCAGCTTGAGCCGCGCCGTGACCGAACCGGTGTAGATCGTCGAGCCGGTCGGCAGCAGCGGAACGTTCTCCGCGCTGGGCCCGGCCACCACGATCGCGCTCGCGAACGGGCCGTTGTTGACGTTGATGTAGATGCTCGCGGTGATCCCGTTCGTGACGGCGTTCAACCGCAGGTGCGTGTTCGCCACCAGCCGGTATGGCCAGCCCGGGTCAGGGATCGTGGTGGTCACGATCGCCGTTGAGCTGGACACGGTGCCGTACACCAGCGACGCCGAGTCCGGGGTGCCCGGGTAGGTGTCGGTGACGACGAAGCTCATGGTGCCGCGCCACTGGGTGCCGTCCCAGTAGTCCACCAGCGCTGGCAGCGACCCGGCAGCGGCACGGAACCGCAGCTCGCCGCGGACCTTGCCGGGGTCGGAGATCGCGTCGCCGGCGAGCAGGACCCGCACCGCGCCCCACAGGCCGGAGGAGCGGCGCACGTCGGTGATGCGCGCGCTCGTGATCGTGGAGTCGTTCGCGGGCCGGTACAGCTGGGCGAGCGCACTCGCGCCGTCCGGTAGCGCGGTGGGAGCTACGGGGCTGGCCGCCGGGGTGCCCTGCAGCACGTCGAGCACGGGCCCGGTGCTGGGATCGGTGGAGATGCTGGCAATGTCCCTGACATGCGCGAACACCACGTCGATGCGCGGGTTGGACACGTCCGCGGTCGGCGGGGTGACGGTGCTCGCGCTCTCTGTCCACCCGATGTAGGGACCTTGGCCAGCCCGCTCGCACACGAACGCCCCAGGCCTGACCAGGACGGTGGTGTCCGCTGTGGCTTGGGCGTCCACCCGCAGCGAGGTGACACCGTTGGTGTCGTAGTCGTGCGGCAGGACCCCGTTGCGTACCGCGAGCGGGTCGGTTTTGACGTCCGGCACCAGCAGCGAGGCGAGCAGGCCTTTGCGGAAGTCGCGGCCGTTGTTGCGGCCTGTGGAGCCGTCCGCTTCGGTCAGCGGCAGCGCGTCGGTCATGGCGACGGCGGTCATGCGTAACTCACTCTCCACTGCACGGTCATGGTGGCCTGCGCGTTCTGCGTGCCCTCGCAGGTGAACCGGATGGCGAGCTGCTCGCCCGGTAACGCGGTGAACCACTGCGCCCGCCGCAGCAGCGGACGCCGGTTCATGCCGTTGAGCCGCACCGACCCGGTGCCGGTGTTGATCTCCAGGACGTCGGTGGCGGACAGGTCGCCCTGGTAGGTGATCCACGAGTCCGACGTCGACACGCTGGGGTTGGAGCATGGTCCGGTGATCGTGATCAGCAGGTCGGCCTCGGCGGTGCCGTCGAGGTTGTCCACCACGACCGAGCCGGTGTCCGACGGCTGCCCCCACGACAGGCCCGTTGTGCCGGTCGGGCCGTTCCACTCCGTTCCGGTCGGGTTCAGCCGCAGCGTGGCGTCGTCGACGTACCAGACCTGTGCGGCCGCGGGCGTTCCGGAGAGAGTGGGCACCATCCGGGCCTGCACCGCGCCCGTCGGGGCTGCGGCGATCACGTCCACCTGGGTCCAGGTCGCCGCCGGCACCGACTGTGCACTGGACGAGGTCGAGATCAGCGTGCCCGCAGAGTTGTACCAGGCGATCGACGGTGAATAGTTGCTGGTCACCGCGTTGGTGAACCACGCCCACGTGCGCGCCCGGTACGTCTTGCCCGCCACCACCGGCACCAGCTCCGACTGGATCGCCGCGGTCGCGGCCGACCCGGTCGGGGTGATCTGAGCCGAATACGTGCCGGAGTGGGCCCGCGCGGCGGACCACGCGAGCGTGCCCGAGGTCGCGGCCCACGGATCCGTGGTCGCCTCAAACGTGCTGTTGCTGTTCAAGACCGGCACGGTGCCGTTCCAGGCGACCCCGCCCGCGCCGGACTGCGCCATCAACGTCGTGGCCGCCTGCAGGTCCGTCGCGACCAGCCGCGGCTCCGGTGCCGTGAACTGCAGGCTGTAGTCGCACCAGGTGGTTCCGGCCATAGTGATCGTGGGCTTGTCCGAGCGGCGTACGAACGCCATGAGCGTGCCCAGGTCGTCGGCGACGGTCAGCTGCCCCATCGATCCGTCTGCCAGGCACGCCGCGAGCCGGCGCATGGCGCGTGCCCGCCCCGGGTTGTCGGGGGCTCGCAGGGTTCCGGAGATGACGATGACCCGCTTGTCCGGGTAGGCGGGCCCGTCGTAGGCGCCCGCGCCCTGCGGTCGGTCGGTGAAGTTGGTGCGCATCCCGGTGCCGTCGCGCCAACCCGAGATCGACTGGTGCCACCAGGTCACGCCGTAGTCGTCCACGGTGGGCTGGCCCATCACCAGCCCACCCACGGTCACGGTCGTCATCCCAGCCCCCTGAACGCCTCGGCCGCGCGCCTGGTCGACGCCGCGGCCAGCTCCTCGGCAGACCAGCGGTTGCCGTTGAACGACTGGTTGATGTGGATATCGCCGCCGCGGACCTCGGCGCGCAACGCCTGGATCTCGGTGAGCAACGCGTCTTCCTGCTGTGCGGTGCGTACGTTCTCCGGCGTCCGGGTGCCGTTGTAGACCGCTGTCCAGCCGGGATCGAGCAGGCCACCGTTGTCGTAGCCACCCGGCTGGTTCAGTGCGGACAGCGACCCGTAGCGGTGCAGCGCATAGTCCAGGCCGGCGTAGATGTTGCTGAGCGGATCGACCGATACCCCGTACATGTACGGACCAGCGTCGGGGCCCTTGTACGCCGCGTAGGTGCCCGCGATGACCTGCATCAGGCCGACGGACGGGTGCCCGGCCTTAGCGTTGGAGTCCCACAGGTTGACCGCGTTCGGGTTGCCGCCCGACTCCTGGTTCATGCGGCGCTCGACCGTGCCCAACCAGCCCGGGTCCTGGCCGAGCATCGAGAGAGCTTGAAGGATCGCGCCAGCCCACTGTGCGACCCCCGCACTCGGGGCATAGCCGATCATTCCGGCCACGTCGGCGGTCGGGTCGTACTGCGGCAGATCCGGCATGGTCGGGAAACCCATGACGCGGCGGGCGTTGTTCGTCGCCAGGTATGCGGCGCCCAGCGACGCGCCGGCATACACGCTGTTCGCGGCCTGCTCGATAAGGCCGCCAGAGGCGTAACCGGGCATCGCAGCCCCGTCATCGCCGCGCGGGAACTGCTTGTTCTGGACGGCGTGCATGAAGTCGGGCCCGTAGTAGTCGACGGCATCGACCGGCTGCATCCATTCCCCAGCGGTCGCCCAGATCGGGATGTTGTCCGCCGACGAGTTGGGGCTGTGGCCGCCGACCGGGCCACCTGTGGCGTAGCCGGTGCCACCGACCGTCTTCTGTTGGTTCCGGCTGTCCATGGCGTATCCGCCGGTCGACAGAACCCCGTTGAGCCACGTGTCGAAATTGCTGCGATCGACCTGGGTGATCGCGGTAACGCTGTACTGGAAATCTTTTGGTATCAGGCCGATCTGCTTGAGGTAGTCGGCAGCCTGGTCGCGGGAACCCCCGAACGCCGCTGCCACGTCGTCGACAGCGGCCTTGTACTGCTCCTGGATCGGCAGGCCGCTCTTGCTGATCGCGTCCCACAGGCTCAAGATCATGCCGAGATTCCGCTGCCCCGCGGCGGTGTGCAGGTCGAGCGACCGCGACGCCGCGTCCTGCGCGGCCGTGAGGTTCTGCTCCGCCGCTCGCAGCTGGTCGGCCGCGCGCTGCTGCTGGTACTGGGCGTCGGTCACCTGCTGGTGGGCTTTCTGCAGCGCCAGGGAGGCCTGCTGCACACCCCACTGGGCATCCGCCACCTGCTGGTTCGCCTTCACGAGCGCCGCAGCCGAAGAGGCAACCTGGTCCTGGGCGTTGCGCAGCGCGTTCTGTGCCGAGATCACGCCCGGCGCACCGTTCACGCCGGCCTGATCCGCCGCGTTGACCTGGGCGCGGAGCTTGTCGCCGGAGTTCAGCGTGTCGTTCAGGGCGTTCTGAGCCGAGATCAGGTTGAGGGCGGCCTTGATCTGCGCTTCGTTCGTGTCCGTGACCTGCTGCGCGGCGATCGTCCGCGCGTTGTCCGCGGTCACGCCCTGGCTGGCCGCGGCCTGCTCGGCGTCGAACAACTGGACCCGCGCCTGCTGCTCGCTCAAGACTTGGTCTTCGAGCTGCAGATGCAGGTCCTTCAGGTCTTGGATCGCCTGCTCGCGGGCCTGGTTCAGTGCCTGCTCGGCCTGGAGTTCGGACTGCTGTGACCGCGCATACGCCTGCTGCGCCGAGGCCACCCCGTTGTAGGCGTCCTGCAGCGAACGTTGCGCCTGCTCCAGCGAATGCGCCGCATTCGCGACACCCTGCTGGGCGTCGATCACGCTCTGCGCGGCCTGCGCGACGCTGTGGTGCGCGTCGGCGACGGACTGCTCGGCCTGGACGACCTGCGCATCGGCCTGCGTGAACTGCTGCGCCATCGAGGTCGCCGCCTGCGCCACCGCCAGCTGTTGCTTGAGGAACGCCTCGGATGTGGCCGCCACCGTCGCGGATGTCGCACCGGACGCCACGATCACCGACTGGTAGCCCGCGGTGACGTTCGCCAAGCTCAAGCCGAGCAGGTTCGCCGTCCCGGACGCAGCCTGCTGGTACTGCGAGCTATTCGCCAGCGCTGTCGCTGCCGTGTTCTGCGAGGCCGCCGCCGCGGCGGCCGATGCGGTCGACTTGTCGTACTCGCCGACCAGCCCGTTGAGGGCATCTAACGCCGCCTGCGCCGAGCGACCTTCGGCGTCAGTCTCGGTCCGCAGGTTGCCCGTCGCCGCGCCGTACGTGCTCGTCGACGCGGACGCCTTGGTGTGTGCGTCCACGATTCCCTGGAGCTTCGTCCGCAGCGCGTCGAGCGATCCGCCCTGGCCCTGCAGCGCGTTCGCCAGGTCCGTCGAGGAGACCCCGAACGCGTCGACCGACTGGGCGACCGCCTTGAAATCCGGGTCAGCCTGCAACGCGTCCTGCGCAGCCTGGTCCATCGCCCCGTGCGAGCGCTCCAGCGCCGCCGTGAGGGAGTCCATGTTGCCGGAGAGCTGCACGGCGTCCCCACCGGTGTGGATGAACGCCGACCCCAACGCGATCGCGCCCGCAGCGAGCCCGGCGACGATGCCGATCGGGCCGGCCATCGCCGACAGGCCGATCCCCACCTCGGTGCCCGCCGCGGCTGCCGCCGCCCCCGTCGCCGTGATCGCGCCGGCCGCGGCCGACGATTCGGCCTCCACGCCCAGCATCGACGCGGTGTAGGCGGCGGCTCGTGCCGCGCCGGCCTCGAAGTTCCCGGCGAGCGACACCACGACGTTGGCCAGCGCGTTCACACCGGAGGTGACGAGGTCAGCGAGTTTGAACGCGGCCCATGTGGCCAGGGCTGCACCGGCGACCGTGCCGAGTAGCGGCGCGACCGGCCCCAACACGGTGGTGATGCCCTGCAGGATGGTGGCTGCGGCGGTCAGGGTGCCGGACAGCAGCGGCAGCGCGCCCTGAGCGAGCGTGGACGCGGCGGTGGTGACGCCGTTGATCGCCGCGTCGATCGACCCGGCGTTCTGCGCCCACGTGCTCGCGGCCACCTCGATGAGGGTGGTGGCCAGGCCGAGCACGGACTGCACGATGCTGCCCAACGATTGCAGGTCGGTGCCGAGGTCGCTGGAGTGCTGGCCGAGGGAGTCCAGGGTGGTGCCCGCCGCGGTGCCGAGGGTGCCAAGTAGCGACGCCACGCCCTGCGCGACAGGCTGCGCCTCCCGCATCGCGGAGGTGAGACCCGGCATGGCGTTGAGGGCGAGGTCGTCCAGGCCGCGGGTGAGGGTGACGATGTCGGGCCCGGCGGCCGCCATGGCCTGCTGGAGGTCGGGGCCGACCTGCCGCAAGGTGGCGTCGATCTGGTTCGCGGCGCCGACGATCTGGGGCACGAGCTGGTCGGACGCGGACCTGGCCTCGGCGACCACGTCCTGCCACAGCTGGGTCCAGCTGGCCTTGACGTCGGCGTTGCTCTTTTCCGCGAGCGCGGCGACGCCGACGAACCCGGCACCGACACCGGCTAGGATCGCGCCGCCGATGAACGGGGTGCTGGCAACGATCGCCGCGGCGATCAGCTGCCAGCGCGTGCTAAACGCGTCGATGCTGCTGGTCGCCCCACTCGTGTCGGCCTCGACGTCGGCGCGTACCGGCAGCGTGCCTTCCGCGGCACGCCACTGGGCCATGCGGGCGCTGGCCAACGCCGTGTCGACGTTGACGCCCACACCCAGGGAGGTGGCTTCCTGGAGGCGCCGCCAGTCCGCGAGCGCCACCCCAGCGGCGGCCGTGCCGACATCGATGCCGATGCCGATCGTGTCCCCGGCCTGCTGTGACCGGAACGCGTCCAGGCGCCCGGACGCCGCCGCGGTGTCCAGGTCCAGGCCAACCGTGAAGTCCTCGCCGGTGAACCGGTCCCGATCAGCGCGAGCCTGGTCCAGGCCACGCTGAAACGGGGTCCGGTCCAGGGTGAGGGTCGCTTGGATCGCGCCGGCGTCGAACGCCACAGCCCTCACCCCCTGTCGTCATTCGATGTGGAAGCCGAGGGCGCGGAGCTTGTCGTCCTCGGTCACGGGCTCACCGGGGTCGCCGCCGCCGAGGTCGCGCTGGAGTTCGTCGAGGTACATGCGGCTCTGCCACCAGGGCAGGGCGTCCCAGTCCTCGACGGTGTAGCCGAGGTGTTTTCGGACGAGGTAGTAGGTCAGGCGCCCGGCACGGCCGCGGGTGTACGCGTCGTACCGGGCTTCGGCCCTTCCGGGCGGGTCAGCTCCCCAAGCAGCCAGCCGAGGAACGCCTGCCGTGGTCGGTGGCCCACCGTCACGAGGTCATCCTTGGTGGGGTGGTTCTGGGTGAGCTCGCAGATTGCGTCGATCGACTCGTCGGTGACCGCGTCCATCTGCTCAGCGGACAGGCGCTGCATCACGCGCGACAGCTCGAACGAATCCGCGGTGTCCTCGATGTCGACCCCGGCGGCGCGCACGCTGGTGCGCAGCCGCTCGAGGAACCGGTTCACTGCCCGCGACGACGGCTCGGGAATGGTGCCGGTGATGCCGCCACCGAAATCAAAGTCGAGCGGCGCGGCGTGCTCGGACAGGACGAATCCCATCAGGTGTTCTCCTCACAGTGCAGGGGCGGAAGGGGGTCAGAGGGCGGGGCTGTCCATGTTTCGAATCACGACGTCCGACGGCGCGCACAGTGGGGTCAGGCTGATCGCGTAGGAGCGCTGGTTGTTGGCCCTCCGGTACGCGGTCTTCGCGTTGCCGGTCGACTTCACCGGCTGAACCAGGACGCGCCGCCAGAATCCGGCGTCGTTCTGGCCTTCGAACCCGAACGCGAAGTTGTCCATTTCGTCGGAGATCGTGAGGGTCGAGATGCCCGGAATACCGGTCGACGCGGCGGTGGACACGATGGTGCCGCCACCGTAGGCCCACAGCATCGTCTGGAGCGTGTCCTCCGACAGTTCGAGGTTCGCGGTGAAATCCATGCTTTTCGTCCGCTGGTCGACCGATGTCATCTGTTCTTCGATGGTGATGTCCTGCGGGGTTCTTTTCACCTCGAACGACAGGCCGTCGGTGGTGGCCCCGACTGGGGTCCACAGGCCGCCCCAGGCGGTGCCGAGCGGCACGGTGTCCGCGGGCAGCGTCGCCGGGCTGGATGCGTCGTAGGGCATCAGGTACATGCTGGCCAGGCCGACGAGCACTTTGCTGGGGTCGTAGCTGGGGATCAGTGTGGGCATCGTGTCCTCCGGACATGACGAAGCCCCCGGCAGTGGACCGGGGGCCGTGGGTGGCTGAGCTGGGGGTTACTGGATTTCGCGCAGCGCGATTCCGGAGCGCAGCGCGGCGACGCGCACCGATTCGGCTTCCGACGCGGGAATCGGGGTGCCGCTCGTGGTGATCACGTGCTGGCCGACTCGGAACTCGGCCGTGAACGGCGGCGTCGCGAGGATCGTCGACCCTTCGGCGGCCGGAGCCGGGCTGGCGTCGGTGGTATCCGCGCTGACCGGCGTGCTGTCGCTGGCGGTCGCGGTGTCCGCCGCGGTGTCGTCGGTCGCGGCCTCGGCCGGCGGCGTGCTGTCGTCGGCCGAGGTCTTCACGGTGCCCTTGCGGGGGGTGGTCATGGTGCCTCCAGGATTCGAGCGAGATAGGTGCAGACGAACTCCGTGCGGCCACCGTCGTCCGGCGCGGCCGACAGGGGCGCGGGTCGGCCGCCGGAGCGGGTAACCCACACCAGGTGGGTGGTGCCGACCGCGGCGGGGAGAGCGGCGCCGAGGATGCGCCGGTCAGCGTCCAGCGCGAGGTTCTCGGCGTCGTCGGGCTGGTTCTGGGAGCCCCGCATCCGAACCTGGAATCCCGGCGTGTCGGCGACGCCTTCCAGTGCGAGGCCGACACCGGGGATGGGGGTGACGACGCAGATCCGGTCCGGCATGTCGGGGATGGTTCCGGCGCCGTTGATGACCGGCACGGTCAGGCCGAGGCCGGTCAACCAGGTCATGACGGTTTCGGTGGTCCACATCGCCTATTCCCCGTACTGCTCGGGGTGTAGGTGGCGGTGCCGGATCCCGGTGCGTTCCTGCTCCCGCAGTTCGGCCTCGGTAAGGCGCCGCTGCACCGGTTCCCGGTCGTAGACCGTCTCGCCGTCGCTGACCACGCTCGGATGACCGGATTCGCGCAGGTTGCCGAACTCGATCGGCGCGTACTGGCCGATCTGCTCGGTGGCCAGATCTTCCATGGCGTCGATCATCGGCTCGACCGGACCGGTCTCCAGCGTCCGGCGGGCGATGTCCTCCAGGTAGCCGCTGTACTGGGAATGCAGTGGGGATTCCAAGTACTTCGCCTGGCCGCCGCGCGGGTGGTTGAGCTGCATCTCCTCGTGTTGATAGCGGGCATACAACTGGTCCACCACCGTGGAGCCGCGCAGTTCGCCGTCGCCGACCAGCGCGGCGAGTTCACCAATACGGTCGTCGAACGTGGCCACTCCGCACTCCCAACCCAAAGTCGTCCAGCCCGAACAGGTCACCGGTGTAGCGGTTGTGGGCGCGCATCGTCGCCGCGCCCTCGACCACCGGGGGCCCGGACGGCAGGTCCCGCTTCCCCGACGCGAGCTTGTCCAGCAGGTCCTTGGCCCGCTGGTAGCGCAGGAGCACCGGGTCGTTTGTCGTCTCGTAGTCCTTGCCCTGCCGGTAGAGCAGGTCGGCGAGGTAGGCGGCGATGTCGCGAGTCAGGTCCTGCACCAGTTGCGGCACCGGGTCGGCGAACGGGGTGGTGTAGCGGACGGCGAGCGCGGCGTCGACCTCGGACTCGGCGGACGTGATGGCCGAGGTGATGTCCGCGTCGCCCAGTTCGGCCGCGGTGCCGATCGGGTTGTTGGGGTCGCGGGCGAGCACGGCACGCACAGCGTCAGCCGTCACGTACACCGGTCAGCTCCCGTCCGACTCGCCGCCGCTGGTCTTGGCCGCGGTCTTGCTGGTCGTCTTCGGCGTCGTCTTGCGCGCCGGGCTCGACGGCGCATCCGCTGCGGGCGTGTCGGCGTCCGGGCTGTCGGGCGATTCGTCCACCGAGGCCGCGTCGGCGTCGGCGTTCTCGGCCCAGCCGTTGGCGGTGAGGCGGTCGCCTGCCTCCTGGTCAAGGTTGACGGTGTCACCGGCGGCGAAGGTGCCGGCGTCGCAGACGAGCCGCTTGTGCAGCAGGTATTCAGGCATCGGTCTGGTCTCCTTACACGTTGGCGAGGTCGATCACGGCGACGGCGAGCGGCTGGTCCAGGCCCATCGCGGAGGCGCGCTGCACGTCCGACCGCCAGGACTTCTTCTCTTCGACCCGGTACACGGCCGAGGCCTGGAGCGGGATCTCGTCGGCGATGAACCCGCAGATGCCGCGCTGGGTGATGATGACCTTGTCGGGCGCCAGCGCGTCCATCTCGGGGGTGACCAGCACGTTGAGGCCCTGGATCTTGTTGGGCAGCAGGCCGGTGTACTGGAGGGACTGGTCGGCGATGTTGCCGTTGTACGGCTTGTTGAAGGTGTCGTCGTCGAGCAGGTCGAACGCGGCGGCCTCGCCGAGGATCATCACGTCGGCGGTGAACCCGTACACGGCGCCCTGCGGGGTCTTCGCGGTCTGAACGGCCTTGCGCGCGAGGTTGATGTCGTGCCGCATCTTCGCCGTGGCCGACCCGTAGGACCAGTCAGAGCCGGTGACGACGTTCCCGGCGCTGCCGAGCATCAGGTTCAGGAACGCGTCCGCCCAGTTGCGGATCATCGTGTTCTTGACCTGCTGCAGCTGCCGGGTGACGGGGTCGACGACCTGGCGGCGCCGCATCCGGTCCGACACGAGGATGCCCAGCGCACGCTCTTCGGCGTAGGCGACCTTCGGTGAGCCGACGCTGG